GGACGCGTTCGACAAGAACCTGCACGCCAAGGTCAACAAGACCGGAGGCGGCACGGCCATGAACGCCGGCGCCGATCAGTACCGGGCGACCCTGACCTTCGAGCTGCGCTACACGAAGAAGCTGGAGGACATCAACTACAGCCCGCAGGAGTACCGCATCAAGTACCGGGGCCACACCTTTAAGGTCACCAACTACGACGACTACATGGAGCAGCATCGCACCGTCAGACTGGTGGGTGAGTTCTATGAGTAAGAAGGTAAAGCTGGACGACCTGGGCGCTGCCATCGCTGAGGAGCTGACGACGTACCACAAGGACGTCACCGATCGCGTGAACGACTGCGGCCGCGTGGCCATCAAGGAACTGGTCAAAAAGACCAAGGCCAAGGCACCGAAGGGCGCCCGCGGCAGCTTCAAGCGGAACATCACCTCGAAGGAACTGGACGCCAGCCACGGCATGAAGTCCTTCATCTGGTACGTGAAGGGCCCGGACAGCCGATTGACGCACCTCCTGGTACACGGCCACGCTACGAAGGACGGAGGACGCACCAAGGCGGACCCGTTCCTTGCGAACGCGCTGGACCAGGTGCTGCCTGAGTATGAGAAGAACATCGAGGAGGCGGTGCGAAATGATTAAAACAATTTTAGACGCGGCTGGGGTACAGTACCGGCGGTCGCGTTTTTTAACACCACCGAAGGGGACCTATGCCGTCTATATGGACGACGTAACAACCGACGGCCCGGACGGTATCAACCGCATTTTTAACCACGACGTCACTGTGGAAGTATACGAACCGAAGCCGGACGACAAAACTGAGGCAGCCATTGAGGCGGCACTCGACGCCCAGGGGCTTCACTATACCAAGCAGGACCGGTACTGGCTGCAGGACGAGCAGCGGTACCAGGTTATCTATGAATTTAGTTACATTATCAAAAATTAAGGAGGTACAAAACCATGCCAAAAAGATCGAAGGAAAACATCACCCTCGGCTCCGGTAAGCCGTACATTATGGAGTTTGACGGCGAGATGCCGACCAAGGAGGAAATCTGTGTGCCGGAGAACCTTCTCGGCTACTCTAAGGGCGGCGCTGAGCTCTCCTACACTGAGGAGACCTACGAGGAGAAGGACGACTTGGGCTACGTGTCCAAGGTTATCACCACCACCGAGGAGGCCATCTTGAAGCTGGGCTTGCTCACTTGGAACGGCGACACCCTGAAATACTTGGCGGACCGCTGCTCTGTAACCGAGGACGCGACCAAGGGCACCCGCACCATCCACATCGGTGGCGCAGGCAACTCCCAGGGCAAGGAGTGGGTCATCTGCTTCTTACACGAGGACAAGAAGGACGGCAACTTGTGGGTAATGGTTCGCGGCCGCAACAACGTGGGCCTCACTCTCACCTTTGCAGCAGACGCGGGCACGGTTATCGAGCCGGAGTTCAAGGCACTGCCGCAGGATGACAAGGGCACCCTCATCACTCTGATCGAGGAAATCCCGACCAGCGCCTAAATAAAACCAGAAAACGGGGCCTTTATAGGTCCCGTTTTACTTTAAAGGAAAGGAAAAGAAGCCTATGCCGAAAATAACCGACTTACGACTGGCGACTCAGCCGACCATGACCCTGGTGCTGCCGGACAAGGCAGGGACCACGGTCCACCTCTGCGCTCCTACCCTGGAGCTGGTCGAGGAGCTTCGCGGAGGCTCCCAGGCACTGTTCGCGGTGCTGCGCGGAGAAAACGGGGACACAGAAGCGACGCGCGCCGTGTACGAGCTGGCCGTGAAGTTCATCAACTGCAACACGGATTTATTTGAAACCACCGCCGAGGAACTGGCGCAGCGTTACTCCGTGAGCTTGGTGCACTTGCAGCAGTTCTTCCCGGACTATGTGGAATTTTTAGACGAAATCAAGAACGCAAAAAACTGAAAATCCCGTACTACCCTATGGGAGGCAGTACGGGGACGCATCAGTTCAATAATACATCATGGGGGCGCCGCTTGGTGTCCTCTTATACTGGCCTGGACTTCCACCAGGTCGGGGCGCTTAATTATATCCAGTATTTGACCTGGCTGCGGGACGCCTATATTCACGGTTTAGAGCAGACCGAAGCCGGCCAGGAATACCTGCGGAACGCCTGGAGAATGGAACAGACAGAGCCAGACCGGGCAGCGCTACGTCGGAAATTAGGAAAGGGGGACGCCGGCAATGGCGAATAAAGTTATAAAAGGCCTGACCGTGGAAATCGGAGGCGACACCACCAAACTGGGCAAAGCTCTGGAGGACGTCGAGGCGAAAAGCCGAAGCCTATCCGGCGAGCTTGGCAGCATTAACAAGCTGTTAAAGCTGGACCCTTCCAACGTCGAGCTGCTGTCCCAGAAGCAGAAGGTCCTCGCTGAGGCGATCAGCAACACAGAGGACAAACTTGACAAATTAAAAGAGGCCGAGCGCCAGGTGCAGGAGCAGTTCGAGAAGGGCGAAGCCTCTGCGGAGCAGGTCCGGGCGCTGCAGCGTGAAATCATAGCCACCACCAAGAAGCTGGGCAGCTATGAGAAGGCCGCCGAGGAAACGGCCGACACCATGGCCAAGCTGAACAACAGCACGGAGGACGCTGCCGAGGAGATGGGCGACCTCAGCGACCAAGAGAAGAAAGCCGAGAAGAACGCGGACGACCTGGGCGACACCCTGGACGGCTCGCTGGCTGCCGGTTTGAAAACGGTCGCGGCTCTGGCCACTGCTGCTGGTGCTGCTATTGTGGGCGCGGTGGAATCTACGCAAGAGTACCGCACCGCGATGGGCAAGCTGAACACGGCCTTCAAAACCACGGGCAAGAGTACCAAAGACGCCACGAAAACCTACAAGGCGCTGCAGAGCGTCCTGGGCGATACCGACCAGGCCGTCGAGGCAGCGAGCCACCTGGCCGAGCTTACTGACAATGAGCAGGACCTGGAGAAGTGGACGGACATCTGCACCGGCGTCTTCGCAAAGTTTGGCGACTCCCTTCCGATCGAGTCATTAACCGAAGCCGCAAATGAAACCGCCAAGACCGGCAAGCTCACCGGGGCGCTCTCCGACAGCCTCAATTGGGCCGGGGTGAGTGAGGACGAGTTCCAGGCGTCACTTGACGCCTGCACAAACGAGCAGGAACGCCAGGCACTCATCACGAAAACGCTCACCGGTCTCTATTCTGAGGCGGCGACAGAGTACAAGCGTACAAACGCGGCAGTCATCGAGGCGAACAAGGCCAACGAGGAATGGACCTCCACCCTGGCAGACATCGGCGCCGAGATGCAGCCGACTGTGACCGCCATCAAGAACATGGGCACGGAACTCCTGAAAAGCGCGAAGGAACCGCTGAAAGACGTGGCCGGCTTTATAACGAGCACGGTCATCCCGGTGGTGACGTCTCTGGGGAACTGGGTGCTCACTAACGGCCCGATTATCAAGGGCGCGATCGTCACTGCTGCGGCGGTGCTGGCGACCTATAAAGCCGCGACTATAGCGGCCACTATCTCCCAGGAGGGATTGAAGGGCGCCATCATGGCCACCACTGTGGCGGAGAAAGCGCTGCAGCTGGTACAGAAGGCGAGCCCGTGGGGCCTGGCTGCCACCGCCATCGTTGGCGTAGTGACAGCGCTCACAGCGTACGCGGTCGCCACGGAAACTGCGAAGGAAAAGGTGGACATTTTAACCGAGGAAGAACGGGAACTCATGGCCGCGGCGGATGAAGCCGCCCGGGCCTTCCGCGATCAGCAGGCAGCGACGGAGGAAACAGCGAGCGGCATCACCTCCCAGATGGACTACGTGCAGAAACTCGCGACCGAACTCCAGGGCCTGGCTGACGCCAGCGGACGGGTCAAGGAAACCGACCAGGCCCGCGCGCAGTTTATTCTAAACGAATTGAACACCGCCCTGGGTACTGAGTACACCATGACCGACGGTGTCATCCAGAAATACAACGAATTAACAACCAGTATAAACACGGTTATTCAGGCCAAGACCGCCAACGCTCTCCTGGAGGCCCACAACGCTGCCTACGTGGCGGCGATACAAGAGGAGCAGGAAGCGCTCCAGAACCTGGTGCTCGCGGAGAAGGACTACCAGAACCAGCTCACCATCACGCAAAACGCTGAGGCGGAAGCCAAAGCGGCCCGCGAAGCCCTCAACAAGAAGGTGCTCGCGGCCAAGAGTGAGTACGAGATGCGAGCCCTCAGCATTGAAGCGCAGAGAGTGACCAACATGGAGGAGAACGCCAAAACAGAGCGGGGCCTCTTGACCGAGAAAGAAAAAAAATACAATGAAGTCGCGGCCACCTACGGCAACTACAGCAACACCATCTCGAACTATGAGGAGGCCCAGACGGCAGTGCTGCAGGGTAACTACGAGCGGGCCACTTCTATCCTATCCAAGAAAAGCGGAAACTACGACAAGTACGCGGATAATGTGGACCAGGCAACCCGTGACGCCGTGGACGCGCTCTACAAGGAAGCCGTGGACGCCGGACTCGCTGCGGAGCGAACCAAGCGAAACTTCGAGAACGGTGTGGAGGGTTACACCCAGGAGATGGTGGACGAGGCCGAGAAAGGCTACGAGGACGCCCTGAACGAGTGGGCCAACGCGAAAATAGACGCGGAAAACGTGGGCAAGGACCTCGGCATGGGCCTCTCCAAAGGTTTGGAGAACAAGCGGTCCTCTCTTATATCGAAGGCCAAGAGCGTCGTGAGCTCTATCATCAGCGCCTTTAGACAAGAGGCAGACAGCCACAGCCCGTCCCGGAAGATGATCTCCTTCGGTGAGGACATGGGCGAAGGTGCAGCCATCGGTGTGGAAAACAAGACCG